TAAACCACTTCACGATTGGTGTTCACACGCAGCAGACGCATTAAGATACGGAGCTGTGCATGATCCAATTGATATGAGTGAATGGAAAAAACCAATTAAATTAGATACAAGATACATAGTATGAAATCAGAAAAAGATATATTAGCAGTTGTAAGTAGAGAAATACATAACGCATCAGGTTTTATTGGTGGTGAGTTAGTAGCTAGAAGAAAAAAATCATTAGAATATTATTTAGGTATGCCTTTAGGGAACGAACAAGAAGGTCGTTCTCAGGTAGTATCCAATGATGTTTTAGATACAGTAGAAAGTCTCATGCCTTCATTAATGAGAATTTTTACTGCAGGCGATAATGTATTTAACTGCGAAGGTACTGGACCAGAAGACGATGAAATGGCACGTCAATGTTCCGACTACCTTAACTACATTTTTTATAAAGAGAATAATGGATTCCTTTCTCTTTATTCAGCATTTAAAGATGCTTTAATACAAAAGAACGGAATCCTAAAAGTTTATTGGGATGATTCAGCTAAAACTGAAAGAGAAGAATATGTTAGACTAACTGATGATGAGTTTAACGACCTTGTTGCAAATCCAGAAGTTAAAGTTAAAAATCATACCGAATATGAAGAACCAATTACTGACGATCAGGGAAAAGAATTAGATAAAGTAACTCTCCATGATGTAGTCATTTATAGAACAAAATTATACGGACAAGTTAGAATTGAACCAGTTCCTCCAGAAGAATTCTTAATTTCGAGACGTAGTAAAGATATTAATTCTGCAAGTTTTGTATGTCATAGAACCACTAAAACAAGATCAGAACTTGTTGAAATGGGTTATGATAAAGATTTAGTAGAAGGATTACCATCAGGTGATGCAGATTTTTTCTCCGAAGATAAATTTGTTAGACATCAGGATGTAGATTTTTCACACGGACTTACCGATGGTGATAAAAGTACAAATGATATTCTTATCTATGAATGCTACATCAGAATGGATGTTAATGAAGATGGTAAATCAGAATTATTAAAAATTACTACAGCAGGTACAGCAGCTAGTAAAATGTTAGATATGGTTGAAGTAGATACGTTTCCATTTATATCTATAACACCTGTAATTATGCCACACAGATTTCATGGCAGATCTATATCTGAATTAGTAGAAGATATACAACTTATTAAATCTACTGTTATGAGACAAATGTTAGACAATATGTATCTAACAAATAACAATAGAGTTGCAATACAAGATGGTCAAGTATCTATGGATGACCTTCTTACAAATAGACCTGGCGGAATAGTTAGAACAAAACAACCACCACAAAATGTTATGATGCCTATTCCTGCACAGCCTATTACCGAACAAGCAACAACAATGTTAGGTTATCTGGATTCTGTTAAAGAAACAAGAACAGGAATTACCAGACAATCACAAGGGCTAGATTCCAATACCTTAAATAAAACAGCAACTGGACAAAACCAAATCTTAACACAATCACAAATGAGAATGGAGTTAATTGCCAGAATCTTTGCTGAAACAGGTATTAAGGATCTAGCTTTAAAAATATTTGAGTTGGTATGCAAGTATCAACAAAAAGAAAAGATAGTAAGAATTAGAGGAAAATATATTCCAATGCGACCTTATGAATGGAAAGACAGAGTTAATGTTACTGTTCAAGTAGGTCTAGGTACAGGATCAAAAGAACAACAACTGATTTTATTAAATGCTATACTAGAAAGACAAATGCAGGCAATAAACTTACAACAAAATGTTCATGGTCCTATGGTTAATCTAAGGAATATATATAATAGTTTAAAGAAATTAATTGAAAATGCTGGACTTAACGGAATAGAACCATTCTTTATGGATCCTGATGTTGGTGCAGCACAAATGCCAGAACTACCTCCTAAACCACCTACTGAATTTGAAAAAGTTACACTTGCTCAGGTTCAAGGTGAAAATCAAAGAGCACAACTTAATGCTAATGTAACATTAAAAGAAATTGAAGGTAGAATGAGACAACAGTTACTTGATTTTGAAATAAAAATTAAAGAATTAGAACTTAAATACGGATCTAAAATAGATGAGCTTGAACTTAAACGTAGAAGTATGTTAGAACAAACAGATCTAAGTAAATCTGGTGATTTAATGAAAGAAATAGTAAAAGGACAACAACAATTCTTTAACGATGGACAAAATAGAAACACAAATGAGGGAGGGCAAGCGAGCCCAGGTGCTCCTAAACGATCCCCTACTAAAACAGGCATTTGAAGATCTCTTAGGAACATATAAACAAGAGATATTTAATACAAGTTTTACTGACGATGATAACCGTAGATCCCTTTGGATGGCATATAATATGCTAGATAAAATCAAAGGTCATTTAATAACTATCATGGAAAGTGGAAAACTAGCTCAAAAAGATCTTGAGCTTTTAAATAAGAGCTAACCTATCCAGGAGCTCGATATACGTCAACCAAGAAAGGAACGTTATGGCACAAGAACAAACTGTTCAAGGTGCTGCTAACAAAATTTCTGGACTTCTGAATCCTAAAGAAGGACAATCAGAACCAGAAAAAAAAGCAGAACCATCAGAGCAACCTCAAGAGATCAATGAGGAAACTTCTCCAGAGAGTCAACCAGAGTCTGAAGGAACTCAAGAAGAAGCTGCTCCTGAAAATACCGAAATCAAAGAAGAAACGCAAACAGAAACAGAGGAACCAGAACTCCACCGCCTTAAAGTTAGTGGTCAAGAGTTAGAGGTCAGCCTCGATGAGCTGAAAGCAGGCTATTCTAGAGATTCGGATTATCGACAAAAAACTCACACTTTAGGACTAGAGAAAAAAGATCTCGAATCTGAAAAGGGTAGTTTGCGTCAAACTTATGATTCTCGTTTATCAGAACTAAACGATATGATTTCGACTGCTGATTCATTTATCAGGCAGCAACAAGGTAGCAAAGATCTTCACAAGCTTTATGACGAAGATCCCACATCTGCAGCTCGACTGGACTACCAGTTACGTGAACAAAAAAGTCAGATTGATGGCATGAAGTCTAAAGCAAATGAAGCATATCAAAAACAATATAGTGAATACCTTGAAGCACAAAAACAATTAGCGGCAGCGAAAATACCAGAGTACAGCGATCCTAGTAAAACTGATCAATTCAAAACTAATATACGTACATCGTTACGAAGTTATGGTTTTAATGACAACGAAATTGAGAGTCTTGCTGATCACCGTTTTTTAATGGTGATTAAAGATGCTATGAGTTACAAATCTGTTCAAGATAAAAGACCTATAGCACAGAAGAAGGTAGCTAACGCACCTAAAGTTGTAAAAGCTGGTGTCGCAAAATCAGATATTGGTTCAGGTAGAGAGAGCATAAGAAATAAGATTGGCAAGTTAAAGAAAACAGGGCATATTCGTGAAGCCCAAAGTGCTTTGCTTGACATGATTAATCTTAAATCTCAACAAAAAAGGTAAACAACAATGGCACAACCAACAAATACGTATGACACGTATGATTCGATAGGTGAAAGAGAAGACCTGTCTGATGTTATTTATAACATCTCGCCAACGGATACGCCCTTTCTAAGTTCTGCATCGAAAAGCAAATCAACTGCAGTTCTACATGAATGGCAAACGGATTCATTGGCAGCAGCAGTCTCTACTAACGCTGTAATCGAAGGAGATGAAGCAACGCATGATGCTATGACTGCGACTACTAGATTATCCAACTCTTGTCAAATTATGGACAAGGTTGTTGTAATCACTGGTACTCAAGAAGCAGTTGATAAAGCAGGCAGAGCTTCAGAAATTGCTTACCAGATAGCTAAAGCTGCGAAAGAACTCAAAAGAGATATGGAAAAAAATCTCTGCGATAACGTAGCAGAAGTAACTGGTTCAGCGACAGCTGCAAGAAAGTTCGGTACATTAAGAACTTGGGTAGCTACTAATGACGTTATGGGTACTTCTGGTACTTCTGGCGGACTTGGTAATACAGCAGCAACTGACGGAACACAAAGAGCTTTCACAGAAACGCTTTTAAAATCTGTCATTAAGTCTGTTTGGAATGCAGGCGGTAACCCACAACTGGTTATGGTCGGTCCTTTCAATAAGCAAAAATTATCAGGATTTACTGGTAATTCAACTCGATTCGATGCAGGTGCAGATGCTACTTTATAT